ATTTATTGCACCTATTCCATGCGATCATGCAGAATTAACACTTAACGATCTTAAGCGATGGGAGTGTGCAACCTGTGAAGCCGCGGCTAAGCAAGTCAGCGATCCAACTGCGTGAGCAGATTGATGATGCATTCCCAGATAGAGATAGAACTTCGGACGGCTGGATCGGTGATACCCGACACGCTGCTCGCAAGTCTGATCATAATCCAGATGTACAAGGATGGGTACGCGCCATCGATGTTGACCGCGACCTTAACGGCAAAGGCCGAAAGCCCGATGTCATGCCTGACTTGGTTGATCAGATTCGACTCGCTGCAAAGTCTGGCGATAAGAGAATTAGTTACATCATCTTCGACGGCAAGATCGCCTCAGCTAAAAAGGCTTGGGCTTGGCGTCCTTATGATGGGATCAATAAGCATAATCATCACGCGCATATCAGCTTCACTATCAAGGGCGACGAAGACTCTCAATTCTTTACTATACCGATGATAGGTGGACAATAAATGAACATGAAGCATCCAGTAATAATCTCTATCGGAGCATTCTTGGCCGTATGGGGAACTACATCTAACTTTGCTTTAGACTACCGCGCCATCCTTGGCTCGATCGTAGCTGGAGTATTCGGATACGCGACACCTAAAAAATGAGCATTTCGGATCTAATGACACTTTACTTTGCCAGCTTAGCGATAATTGGTGGGCTTGCAGGTTACGTCATTACGCATCTTCTTGGCGAAATTAAAAGACTTAACTCGCGTGTCGATGAGATCTACAACATACTCCTAGAGCGATAATTTTAATTATGGCACAAAAAAAAGTCATCGATCTTGATACTTACTCACAGCTTGACGCATGGGCTATTAGCCTGCACGAGATGTATCGCGCACTACGCAGGGCAGGGTTCGCAGTCGATCTCTGCTTAGCCATCATTACAGATCGAGACGCTTATCCTGCATGGATCTTGCCATCAATTCCTGACCGCATGGATCCCATACCCTACGAGGACGACGACGAGGACTAATGAAGCGCATTGTCATAGTGAGTGACCTACAGGTTCCCTTCCACGATCGACACGCAGTCAAGAATGTAGCACAATTTATAGCCAAGTTTAAGCCGCATGAAGTAGTAACGATAGGAGATGAGATTGACTTCAACACGATCTCGAAATGGTCAGAAGGCACGCCAGAAGCTTACGAGCAAACTCTGGGAGACGATCGCGATGAGGCTGTTCAGGTACTTTACGATCTCCAAGTAACACAGATGATTCGGTCTAATCACACAGACCGCCTATACACACAGATTATGCGTAAGATCCCGTCATTCTTATCCTTGCCAGAGCTTAGGTTCGAGAAGTTTATGCAGCTCGATGAGCTAGGGATTATTTTTCATAAGAAGCCGTACAACATTGCGCCTAACTGGATCGCAGTCCATGGCGACCATACCCCTATAAAGTCACAAGGGGGTCTCTCAGCCCTCGAGGCAGCCCGTAGACACGGCAAGAGCGTCATCTCTGGACACACACACAGGGCAGGGCGATCGTCCTTCTCAGAGGCCTCTGGAGGCCGTATAGGGCGTGTTCTGCATGGCGTCGAAGTAGGCAATCTTATGGACTTTAGTAAGGCGTCATACACAAAGGGCTCGGCTAACTGGCAACAGGCATTCGCCATCATGTACGTCGAGGGCAAGAATGTGCAGGTCGATCTTATCTACATCGAGAAGGATGGGACTTTCGTAGTGTCAGGCAAGCGGTATGGACGACCTAGATAACGAGCTTGATCGGGACATCGATGACCACATCGACAACGCAGAATCGTTACCATTTCGTTATCTGATTATCTGATTTTTCCCCCTTAGGGCGTGAGACAGTAGAGCCATCAACGAAGGGCGTTGATAGAAAGGCTCAAAATGTTTGATCCATCACTAGGCGATTTTATTGTAATGATCGTGCTATCTGCACTATATTTCCATGTAGGCCGAATCGTCGGCATTCGCGTGGGATATCTTCAAGGCCGTAAGTCAGTCAGAGATTACTACGCATCAAAGGAAAGGGTGCGAGTGTGAAAGCAAGTGAAGTCCTATTATCAGCTACTGACATCATTGGAGACCGAGGAAGAATTTATGGTCATCCTCGTATCAATCAGACTAGAATCGCACTACGACTCCAGCAGATGCTTGAGACACCAATCTCAGACCATCAAGCGTGTCTGGCGATGGTCGAAGTTAAGCTCGCACGTCTCCAAGAAACCGCTGACCACGTTGACTCCTATATCGACGCTTGCGCTTACCTCGCACTAGCTTGCGAACTCATAACAGAAAAGGATGAGCAGTATGTTTAATCTAGAAGATTATGAAACAGTAGAAGAAAGACTCATTAAGTTCTGGAAGGATCACCCAGATGGACAAATTCATACAAAGTTACTTGATCAATCCGCTGGCCGTTTTATTGTTGAGGCTGCTATATATCGCACAGAGGCTGACATTCGTCCATGGACTACAGGACTTGCAGAAGAAACGATTCAAGGGCGCGGCGTTAATGCGACGTCAGCGCTGGAGAATTGTGAAACTAGTGCTATCGGTCGAGCGCTTGCTAACGCAGGATATGCAACAAAGGGAAAGCGAGCGTCACGAGAAGAAATGGTCAAGGTTAATAAAGCCAATGAAGTGAAATCAACGATCGATCAGACAAAGGCCAAGATGCTAGACACGTCCGGCACTTACATCCCAGTAGTGAAGGAAGAGGATCCATGGACTATCAAGCCAGCGACTATGCCGCCCACAATGGGGGAAGCTGTATCGACGGTGAAAGAGATCATTGGCGGCCAGACAGAGAAGGATATTCCCAAGTGCAAGCATGGAGACATGGTGTGGAAGACTGGTACGAGTAAAACAGGCAACAAGCCATGGGGGCATTTTAAGTGCATGGCGTGGGTAACTGGTGAACTTGGTGGACGATGCGAATCGCCTAACGATGTAATTTGGTATGAGATCAGTAAAGAAGATGGCACATGGCAACGACAGAAGGCGAGAGTCTAGTGGGACGCTTACAGTTTATGAACCAAGATGGCGAGTGGGAGCAATTTCCTACAGAGGATGAGATCCATCGATCGAAGGAAGTCATAGCAATTTTAGAAGAGTTTACATTTACGACTCGATGCTGCCTATGCAATGATGCAATTCCCTACAAAGATATAAAGGTCAATCTGGCTAATAAGAGCTGGTCATGCTCCAAGTGTCACGCTGTCAATGGCCTCACAAAGCCGTAAGTATCGAGGATTCTCGACCGAGCGTGTGGTCGCACGTTACCTTTCGGAGTGGTGGCCACATGCAGACATCGGTAGAGGGGCTGGAAAAGATATAACACATGTCCCGTTCGACATGGAAGTTAAAGCTAGATCGGCGTTCCAGCCAAAGGCGTGGATCGATCAGGTCACAAAGAGGGCGAGTAAAGCTGGTGACTTGCCTATCGTAGTTAGTCGATTGAATGGTCAAGGGGAGAAGGCTCCTAGTGAGTACCTAGCATTCATGAGATTAGGTGATCTGGTCGATCTATTGCTTAAGGCAGGTTACGGGGATTATAAGGGCGACATTGGTACACTTGAGCCTATGAGATGCAGTATGTGTGGCGCATGGGCGTTCACCGAAACATGCAGAACATGTCAGGTGGATCCAGATGCCAACCTATGAGTTTGAGTGCGATAACGATAAGTGCGAAAGCAATGCACGCATCGAGGAATGGCTATCTCTCAATGAGCCTCATGATCTTGAGTGCCCGTTCTGCCATAGTCCTATGCACAAGGTTTACAGCTCTATTGGTGTGTCATTTAAGGGATCAGGATTCTATAGTACGGACAATCGATGAAACTATTAGACCTATTCTGCGGAGCAGGCGGAGCGTCAGAGGGCTATGCTAGGGCTGGCTTTGAGGTCACTGGGATCGATGTCAAGCATGGCAAGCGATACCCTCACACTTACATTCGAGGCGACGTTAGAGATTACCTAGATGTTGAGTATTTAAGCCAGTTCGACGTGATTGCAGCAAGCCCACCATGTCAGACATTCAGTGCGACGAAACACTTACGCAATGCACAGGGTAAATCAACTAGCAAGGTAAACATGATCCCAGAGGTAAGAGATGCACTTATCGCATCGAGTAAGCCTTATGTCATAGAAAATGTGCAAGGTGCGCCATTGATTAACGCTGTCCAATTATGCGGCTCAGGCTTCGGGCTTAAAGTTCGCAGGCACAGGCTCTTTGAGTCTAATGTGCCAATCATAGGCAATACATGCAACCATAAGGCTCAAGGTAAGCCAGTGGGAATCTACGGATCAATGAGAGACGAGATCCCTAATGGTGGACACACAGCTAAGACAATGGCTGAAGCGAATGCAGCGATGGGAATAGATTGGATGATTTGGGGTGAACTGGTGGAGTCAATTCCACCAACTTATACAGAATATATTGGTAAGCAGTTGCGACACGCTTCTGAACAGGACTTATACAATGGTAATTGACACGCATGGTACTCTCAGGGCTAGAGCCCATCAGGGGCTCAACGCGAGCCCGATAGGGGTAGCTCGCGTGGTAGCACTCGCTATTGGGATATCTCTATCTATAGCAATGCCCCTAGATGCACAGGCGTCAGACCTTGCAATTAAGCAGCTTAAACAATTAGCCAATTACCAACTCACTGATAAGCAGTATGCATGTCATAACGAGATAGTGCATAGAGAGTCTAGGTGGGACTATAAGGCTATAGGCAACCTTAATGGTACTAAGCAGGTGTATGGGCTATACCAGATGAAGACTGAGAGCCTAAGGGTATCTACACCTATTAAGCAGTTCTGGATGTATTGGCATTATGTAGCACATAGGTATGGACATACTGAGTATGATGAGCCTAACTATTGTAATGCGTTACAACATTTAAAGACTAAGGGATGGCAATGAGTACTAAGCGCGGTGATCCTCGAGGGACTAGAGCTTACAAAGCCAGACGCCTTGAGATATTAGCAAGGGATCAGTGGTCATGCTTCTACTGCCTACAACCTGCTACAACTGTAGATCACGTCATTCCCATCATAGAAGGTGGAGATCCTATCGCCTACGATAACCTCGTAGCATGCTGCACTAGCTGCAATAGCAAGAAAGGATCACGCTCAGATAATCAGATAACGAAATGGTAACAATTCTGAATCGTCGATGTGGTCATCAATGTCCCGATCAAGCTCGTTATCTAGGTCGTCCATAGCGCTTGCCTGAGACTACGAATGTCCCATCCTTCTCTATGTAAATAAGATCAACCTGCACGTTCTTGCCATCGACATACATGATGGCGAATGCCTCCTGCCAGTTAGCCGATCCCTTTGTATAACTGGCCTTACTAAAGTCCATGAGGTTGCCTACTTCTACGCCATGCAGAACACGCCCTATACGGCCTCCAGAGGCCTCTGAGAAGGACGATCGACCTGCCCTGTGAGTGTGTCCAGAGATGACGCTCTTGCCATGCCTACGGGCTGCCTCAAGGGCTGATAGACCACCCTGAGACTTGATAGGGGTATGGTCGCCATGAACTGCGATCCAGTTAGGTGCAATGTTATACGGCTTCTTATGAAAGGTGATCCCTAGCTCATCGAGCTGCATGAACTTCTCGAACCTAAGTTCCGGCAATGATAAGAATGACGGGATCTTACGCATGATCTGTGTATATAGGCGGTCTGTGTGATTAGACCGAATCATCTGTGTTACTTGTAGATCGTAAAGTACCTGAACAGCCTCATTGCGATCGTCTCCCAGAGTTTGCTCGTAGGCTTCTGGCGTGCCTTCTGACCATTTTGAGATGGTGTTGAAATCAATCTCATCTCCTATCGTGACTACTTCATGCGGCTTAAACTTGGCTATAAATTGTGCTACATTCTTGACTGCGTGTCGATCGTGGAAGGGAACCTGTAGGTCGCTCACTATGACAATGCGCTTCATCTAATCCTCGTCGTCGTCCTCGTAGGGTATGGGATCCATGCGGTCAGGAATTGATGGCAAGATCCATGCAGGATAAGAGTCTTTATCTGTAATAATTGCTAGGCATAGATCAACTGCGAAGCCTGCCCTGCGTAGTGCGCGATACATCTCGTGCAGGCTAATAGCCCATGCGTCAAGCTGTGAGTAAGTATCGAGATCGATGACTTTCTTTCGTGCCATAATTAAAATTATCGCTCTAGAAGTATGTTGTAGATCTCATCGACACGCGAGTTCAGTCTTTTAATTTCGCCGAGAAGGTGGGTGATGACATAACCTGCCAGCCCACCAATCACGGCAAGGCTTGCAAAGTAAAGGGTCATCAAGTCCGATGTGGTCACTTTCTAGGGGTCGCGTATCCGAATACACCAGCTACGATCGAGCCAAGGATGGCGCGGTAGTCCAGAGCAAAATTAGATGTAGTTCCCCATACGGCCAAGAATGCTCCGACTGAGATTATTACTGGATGCTTCATGTTCATTTATTGTCCACCTATCATCGGTATAGTAAAGAATTGAGAGTCTTCGTCGCCCTTGATAGTGAAGCTAATATGCGCGTGATGATTATGCTTATTGATCCCATCATAAGGACGCCAAGCCCAAGCCTTTTTAGCTGAGGCGATCTTGCCGTCGAAGATGATGTAACTAATTCTCTTATCGCCAAACTTTGCAGCGAGTCGAATCTGATCAGCCAAGTCAGGCATGACATCGGGCTTTCGGCCTTTGCCGTTAAGGTCGCGGTCAACATCGATGGCGCGTACCCATCCTTGTACATCTGGATTATGATCAGACTTGCGAGCAGCGTGTCTCGTGTCACCGATCCAGCCGTCCGAAGTTCTATCTCTATCTGGGAATGCATCGTCTATCTGCTCACGCAGTTGGATCGCTGACTTGCTTAGCCGCGGCTTCACAGGTTGCACACTCCCATCGCTTCAGATCGTTAAGTGTTAATTCTGCATGATCGCATGGAATAGGTGCAATAAAT